TCCGAATTTTTGAACCCGTCAAAATATCGCCGCTCTCCAGCGGATGCCCTTGGAATTCATGGACGGACCGTGAATTCACATGCAAAAATCGGGGGTTATCATCATCCTCATCTTCAAAATAACTATCACATAAAATGACAGAATATTCATCATCGGCAATGGTAACTACTTCTTTACCTTCAATCTCTGTAATCTCGCAAATTATAGTCTCAAATTTCCTTGCAACCATAGCATTATAAGCCCCACGATAACTGGGCGGTCTGTAGTTAGTAAATTCTCTATGTTTATCAGCATATTTCATAAATCGAATTCGAACACTATTATATAACTCTTCGTCATGGTAACTTAAATCATAAAATGCTTCTTGTAGATGAGCATATAATTCCATAGGCATCATACTTCCATGGCACCAATTAAATCGCTCTAAAATTGAACCAACTTCCAAAGGACATATTACATTTCCATTTCTATTTTCAAACTTTCGTTTCAAAAAAGATAATCCTAAAAAGAAGGGCTTATTCAAAGCTTCTGACTCTGCCGTTTTCTCGGTCATTGTATAACTAATATCATACCTCGCAAAGACCTCGCTAACTGCCCTATGGTTATACCATGGAGTTACAGGATTAGGTATAATCAAATTATCATCTCCAAATGTCGCCATATAATTGTTATTAAAATAATCACTTCTTGTCATAGCATACATACCATTTTCTCTACACAAAATTTTCCACACAATTAACATAATAATTTCGTTAACTATTGAGTTCATCACAGTTGTCCCTGGCCAACCCGAAGGATTACCCAACTTCTTCATAACTAAATAACAATCAAAAACTAAGAGAGTTTTAATAACATTTTCTTCCAAGACGTCAACCATATTTAAATTTTCTTCACTCCAGTTAGCCTCAATACATAATCTTCTAAAAATATTAAAAACTCCTCGCATAACTGGCTCCTTCTGAGAAGAGTCAAAATCCTTAAAATCTCCATCATAACCTTCTGAACCACAACTAAGTGCTTCCATACTCATAACATCCCATTGAAAACTATTAGCGTTGATTCCTACCTTACTAGATGTCAATTCTAGATCACCAACAATCAAATTTATAAAGGAACCAAAAACTTTACGTGCAAAATATGTAAATTCTATAGCACAAGCTTGAAAAACTCTCGTTTTAGGATTTATAAAAACTTTATCAATACTTCTAGTCTCATCCTTCAATGTAAACATGGCAATCGTAAATAGCCTCTCACCTCTTCTTGCTTTTTCTATAAAATCATGAGTATAGTCTTGGATTCTATCACTCAACCCACTCATCTTCCACCGTATTTCACCCTTAACATTTTCAAATACATCCTTCTTACCGTTCTCCTCTAAAGTTTCCAAATTCCAAGGATAACCTAATGAAGTATCTAAGTCTATTTTAGGCAAACAATCCAATCCATTTAAAACTTGATAATCAGAGAGCACAAAAATCTCCCCTGCTAACGGTCGCAAATGTTCAAAGATTTCATCACATGTTTCCTGCAAAAGATCCTGTGGAAACTGTCTAGTATCTTTACCAAAATTTGCTACTCGTGAAAATAGCATTTCTTGACTTAAAACACTAGGTAACATCTTACTCTCATA